TTCCAAATCCTCATTATAAAAACATGAGATAGGTGCGCCTGTGCCAGGTACAAATGCGGCTGGTGTGCTTCGTGTTACAAGTGTGATTTTTTGTTCACCTATTGCAAAGTCACTTGGCGCAGTAGATGGGTTAATGGTATATCCTTCCTGTTTGAAGTCACCATATACACGATTTGCATCACGATACAACTTGCTGTATGCATCTTCACCTGATGTATATGTAAACTGAAAAGTTGCCTTTTGAATATCTACGGTGCTTGATATAACTACGTCTTTTGATATATCAAGTTTGCTAGTCCAGTCTACAACATCGCCTGTTCCAATATAGTTGTTTTGTGGCACGATTGCAATGCGATTCGGCACAATGCGACTTGGCACAATAGCGCAGTTATGCATCTTGATTACATCATTCACAAAATCGATTTGACGCATATCAGGTGCGTTCAACCTGTAATCAATAGTTTGTCCTATTGTAACTGTTGCACTATTTATGCCTAGAATCGAAGCTGTATTACTTCCATTGCCTGCAACTATTTCTACATCGATTGCTGGATCAAAGTTAATTACCGTAATACCATCGGATTCTAAATTTACATAGGTAAACTCAAAATAAACATAATCACCGGGCAATAATGATAATTCAATCGAAGTATTTAGTGTTCCCGTTCCTGTTCCTGTGGCTGTGTTAAGTGAATAGAAAAAAGTCGGAAGTGTTAAATTAGTAACGTTTGCACCGCTTATGATATAATAACGTGGCTCTATTGCAGTAAATGCATTTGTTACACCTGCACCGCTTGTTTGAAATACTAAATTCAAAAAGAAAGTAAATTGACCACCAGCAGATGCTGTGTAATATCCTAGCGTTGGATTGAATGCGCCATTGTTATCAAATACCTCTGTTAGGTTAGTCATGGTCGGATTGCCAGTCCATGAACCGTACGGAATAGGTACGTTGGTAGGTGGATATGCAGCAAAGAAAAATTGATTACTTCCATTTTCATTTTGCAGTTGTGCTGTATTGCAAAAAGGCATGTAGTAATCTTCAATGATGTTTTCAAGTGAAGATGCAACAAGTTCAAAGCCTGCTTCAGTCACGATGTTACGTAGCAAAAACCACCAACTAATCGCTGGTGTTAAATCAGCAGGAAAAATGGGTGTACTTGGGTTAAGTATTGGGCGTGAATTCACAGATCCATCATTGCTCCATCTTTGCCCCCTATCGCATAACGCCCAAACTCTATCGGCTGTTTCGGTTGTGACATTAGCATAGTTCACTACTTCATTCAAATCAGCAAGTGCCGCAATATCACTTAGCTTCTTTTCGCCAATGGTGCGCACCAAATCAGGAGTTTCAGCATAAAAGGCAACTTCTACTTCATTGATGCGATTCATTTGTTTGTACACCTTGCGCACACGTAAATAACCGGTTGCAATCGGAAGCGTATCTACACGAATCTCAGCAGGCAGTTTGTAGAAGAAATAGTTTTCCGCACCCTGTTCGGAGTTGGTATCGAATAATGGACCGATAGCTTTGATGTTGTTATCGGACATCGGTATTCTAAACTCGCGACTAAATGCGCCCTGTGCGCTGAAGTTGGATAAGTCCTGAAACTTCCAGTTCTGCGAGATGCTTTCGTTTTCGAATAAGTCTAAGTAGTATTGAGTGCCTGTTTGTACAATAATATACCCACCTGCAGCAGCAGAATAATCATCTGCCCATGTACCTGAAAGGTTCAATCTCGTTTGACCGGCTACAGGTGAATCAACCACTATCGAATTGAGCGTTTTGGTTACGCTGTCACCTGCTGCATTGTAAATAGTAATCGGTTGTGCTAATGGTAACGCTGCAACTTCAGGCGAATTGATAACCACAAAGCGCGATAACGCACCAATGCCCATGAGCGTTGGATCATTGCTCATGCTTGCAACGTTCGCAGGCCCGATATTATTTACTATTAGTTGTACTTCTCCGTTCATGTTATGTCCAGTATTCGTTAGCCATTCTTACTTTCAAAGATAGGTTGTAAAGCTTGCCGTCACGTGTCTTGCGTTCAGTGTAGGTAGTATCGTCTAAGTTGACAGGCAATGCAATGTTCTCACCGTTGCGCTGTGTTATCCATACAACCTGATTGCTTACAAGCAATGAGCGAAGGAATAAAAACTCACCTTCCTGAATGTAGTCACTTGTAACTGTTAGCACCTGCTGCACTAAGTTTCTACGTTCAAACAATCCGCGATCGTCTTTGCTGAACACGCTGGTTGTGCTATTGAACAACACCTTTCGGTATTTTTTACGTTCAATCTCATCATTCATTTCGGACTTCTTTATGAAGTTGAAATAATCCCATCCACCGCGGCTATTCACCCATCCTAAACGAATCACATCATTTTGACAATCCTTCTGTCCGTAGTAAGCTGCATTGTAGAATCGGTACTTCACACTTGACTGCGTACCACTTGTACGTGCAAACACTTCGTAATATCTCCAACCTGGATTGTCGTTTTCATTTGGTCTAATGTTGAATGCACCTGTCCAGTCATTCAAGTTGGCTGGATAAACAGGCAAAGCTTCAATATCGTAACCATTTAGTGATAGCGTTTCGGTAAGTGTTGTTCCATTGGCTTTGACTAAATTAATGCGCACATTGTCCACAAGATTGTTGTACATATAGGTTGAGTTGCCCGGTATGCTCAATGTTCCATAGTCGGTTTCGTATGAAGGAATCCACACGATATTTTGCGCTGTTGGATTGCCTGCTCCCCAAGTCGGTGCTAAATACCATGAATGCGTGCCATACTTGCGGTCACTCATGCCGTAGTTAAAGCTTACCTGCAGCACATACTTAATATCATCAACACCGATTTCAGGATTTGGCTTATATCCATCGAATACTTGATAGTAAGCATTGATTACAATGCGTCCACTCATAGTTACTTCGCTGCCTTCATTTTCAGTAAGAACACCACCAACTAACCACCATTCGGTGATTGATGCGCTAAGCGAATACTTGCTTAAATCGTCAATGGTGTTATCTGTTGCAAAGTGTTGCTGTTGGTTGCGTAAGTCATCGACAAGTGGTGCAATGTCAAAGTACATGTTATTGTCGGGAGCAGGTGACAAATAGAACGTGTACGTTTTAGCATCAACAGTAATGTTCAAGCCATAGCGAAAACCTTGCTGCGCTACTTCTGTGCTTGATGCAATCAGCATAATCTTTTGACCACGCACTACCCAGTTGAAGGGTTCATCTACGATTGTTAATGCCATTTATCTTTTGTTTAAGAGTAATCGATTTTCTACGGATTTGATATAAGCATCCATTAGCTTGTCTTTGTATTCATCCCATGTGTCGTCTATTGCTTCCTGATAGTAGTTGATACCTTCGATACCTTTTGCGCCTATGCTTTTTGATATGGCAATGGCTGCGCTTTTGATTGCGCTCTCGGTTGATTTAATGAATGCGCCCTGTTTGTTGCGAAGCTTTAGCGGTTTCATTCGAATCCACTTCATGATATCTTCGTATGGTGGGCGTTTCGTTGGATCACCCGGATAAGGTCTACGCCCATATTCAATAACGTCTGCATATTTACCAGCATCACCTTTCACAGTGAAGTCAATGGTGGGTTTGCCGTAGCGAATGCGCAGCTTATATGTTAATGACCGCAACAAGTTACCTGAAGCAACACGATTCACCACTTTGCCACGCACACGTCGTTTGATACGCAGGTTTGATTGCGCACGCTCAATGACCGTTGCGGCATACTCGTTCAACATATCTTCGAATTCCGTTGCCATTATGCTACTTCTTCATATTCTACGATTGAACCTGCTTTGATTGTAACAAGTGCGTTCACTGATGCGATTACACTCATGCTTACCGTTCCATTTGCCGTTGCTATGTAGATACCATCCGCGCTGGCTATACGCTGCGTAGTAGATATTGATACAGCCGAACCTGTATTGTTAGCCGAACCATTGTTAATCGTATTGGTTGTACCACCCGTTCCGATTGTAAAACGATAAATCGTTGTGCCTGTTGGTCCACGTGTGCTGAGCATACCATTAACCGTACCTGTTGCAACAATTATTATTGTTGCGCGCCATTTGTATGTTTTACCTGCGCTTACTGCAAATGATAAACCTGTGATGTTTTGGTAAGCTGTGCCACTCGTAACAAAGTCACTTGTTAGTACAGCATAACCACCCACGCCTATATCGGACTTTAATTCGGAAAGTGTTAAAGCAGAAACAGTGTTGTCGCCATTGATGCGTAAATAACGTACAGCACTTGGATTCGGTAGCGTTGCAAGGTTAGTTCCAACCGTAGTAAGTCCGATGCTGTTCTGCTTACCATTAAAGGTAGTCCAATCTGCGCTGCTCAATGCACCGCGATTTGCTGCGCTTGCTGTTGGCAGGTTGAACGTGTGTGTGCTGCCTGCGCTGCTTATTCCAAAGTCAGTACCTGCTGTACCTGTTGCAAAGTTCTGCGTGCTTTCAGTTAAGCCATTGAGCGAAGAAAGTCCGATTGCATAGGTAGTATGAACTTCACCTATACGCCCATCTTCAGTATATAAAGTAACAGTCTTACCATTAGTGTTTTGAATATCAAATTCAATGTGGATGCGATCGCTTGCAGCCGTTACTGTAGTAGGTACTGATATAGTAAAGCTATACAAATCAGGAACGTTGCCGTTTGTGATTTCTTCCATTGTGGAAGTAGCAATCAATGTGAACGTGCTGCCGTTGTAGGTGTAAAGCTTTGCAAGTATCTGCGCATGGTTAGCACCACCACCTGTTTCGCTCAAATACACATCGATGGTCCACACACCTGCAGGAATAAGAACATGGTTAGGTGAGCCTACATCGGTAATGAACCGGGCAATAGCACCTGTTGTCCCGCGTGTGAAGTTAGCAGCTGGTCCTGTATTAGCTGTAATGCCTAATTCGTAGTAATCATTTCCACCTATAGTGCCCTGCGAAACATTACCATTAAAATAGAAAACCTGTCCACCACCTCCACCTGTTGAAGGAAGCGTGCGCAACGCACCTGTGCCATCAATGTATTGATCAGTTGTGCCGTTAGCTGCAACCGCAAGTGTGCCTGAAGTTGTAACAGGTGAACCACTTACACTAAACGCAGGATTCGTTGGTGCTGGCATTGTAAGACCAACCGAAGTAACTGAACCACCTGCAGAAGGTGTGGCTGCTACCCAAGTATTTGTTGCAGTATCGTAAGTCAACACCTGCCCATTAGTAGGTGCTGGCACTGTAACATTTGACAAAGCGTCTAAAGGAACTTCACCATTTTTCCATACTGAACCATTCCAGTATAGGACATTGTTAGTGGTAGGTGTAGCTGCATTAACATCCGCAAGGTCATCAAGGTTGGTTGGTATGGTTGGTTTATTAAGAATCTCAGCCACTCCACTCACAGCGTTCCAATCACTATTCACTTGCGCTGCTGGTATGGTTGGCTTATTCAGGATTTGATAGTCACCGCTTGTTGCGTTCCAATCGACAGGCGTTTGACGCAAGCGATAGCCAACATTTACGAGTGTCCAATAGGATGTATTCGTTGGTAGCAAAGCATCATTATTCGCAATGCATCGATATACGTTGCCATTGTACCACACGCGATCACCAATCACATACGGGTTGCCTGTTGCAGTTGTATGGTTTACATTAAATTCGGTACTAACAAATTCACCACCTCCACCTCCACCACCTGCTGCATCAATAGTAACACTACCATCTCCGTTGTCTGTGATGGTTACGTTTGTGCCTTCGACTAAATCGAGGATATTTTGAACTGCGTTATCTACTCCATTGGTGCGAAGTGTTAAGCCGTAACCTGTACCACTGCCACCACTTGACGAACCACCTACTGCCCATACTGCAGGTATATCACATGCGCTCCAATCCCATGGAACTTCAAGTGTCAATGTGAATGCAACACCGGTAACAGTGTTTTTATATTCCTCAATGAAAGGTTCAAACGTTGGAATGTTGACGAGCTGTACATCGAAACCGAATAACTCCAAACCGTTGCGCACTTCAGCTATTAAATCTTGCCCTAAACGGATGCAATCGCTTATTACTTCGCGCTGGTATTCTGCTTTGTATTCCTTGTCGCGTGGTATGTCAGCAAACATGACTAAGAAACCAAACTGCATACCACCCTGAATCGGTGTAATCGTATCAGGTGTTACGTGCATGAATGGGTATTGATCATCTTGCAACTGGTCTGCAAGGTCAATCTGCCCATGTGTGAAACGCTTAATCAAAAAGTGACCAGCAGCGAAAGCTTCTAGTCGATTGATAAGTACATTGTAGCTGTAATTGTAGCTATTCATTATCTATTGCGTTTTTTCATTTCCATTTTTTGTACGTACACATAGTCCGCTAAGTAGGTCAAGTGTGTAAATACTTCATAACACCTGCGTTCCGTAACTGCATCAAATTTCGTTATGTCCCGGTCAGCTAGTGATTCAATAATATGAAACCAACCGTATACACCTAATCCATCGGGGGTTGCTGTTCCTTCATCTCCTTCACTATCTCCGTTATCTCCTTTGCCAAATAAACGAGGGAATCGTTGTATAGTTCGATTTCTAAAGTCGAAAAAAAAAGCAGCGTATTTAACACATGGTCTAAAGTCAATTCGCTTACTGCATCTTCATACTTGCGCTTATCATTGGTAGCATAAGGCTCGATGTCGTAATACTTTCCAAATTTTGCTTTTACTGGTCGGTATAGTATGCACATCATTTTGTGGGCAGCTTCGCCCATGATTACACCATCCTTGTATATGTCACCGCACACGCTGTCTAAGTCCACATATTCGCCAAACGTCATTGCGCTTAAATCAGGCACAAAACCTAACTCGTATGCACCCACACGTGTCTTGCGTTCAAACTCACCACTGCTCAATCGAATGGCAGCTTCAAACGTTTCAATGATTTCGTCAATCACATGCACCTGAAGCAGGCGAATGCTTTCAGTGCTCTTGCCTGTAATCACACGCACCTGCTCAATCTTATCGACCGCGTTTTGGTAGTCGATGTATTGGCTAAGTGTTACACCCTTTGCGTTAGCTGCTATGCTAAAGTTTAATTTCATGCTCTATTGTATTGTAGTTTTTGCTTCCTTTTTGTTACAGGTCCGAATGCACGTTGATTACAACCGGAGCCTTTTCGTCACCTGCATGTGTTACACGCGCTTGTTTAGGTTTGAAGTATTCGAGTAGTGCAGTGTAATGTTTGATGTATTCTTCATCTTCCATTTCATTCATGATGCGCATACACTTGGCTGCACCCTGCTGGGTGAACCACTCGCCTAACTCATTCCACATTTTTGTTTTTTCACTCACTGCGCCTTTTGGTTTCAAGCCACCATGACCAGGCAACAAGTGACCCTTTTCGTTTCTGCTCTTTTCCATATGCTTCAATAAGATATTGTTATTTGCTTTCTATTTTACCTAGTTGCCTGCGAAATTCTGTAATTAAATCACGTATGCATGATGCGCATCCAGATGGGCGTTCATGTTTCTTTGTTATCTTGCTATACCAATAGTACAGCATTTGCAAGTCTTCAGATTGTATCTTGTTAGCTTTGCTTATCTTTCCTATGAAGGTATCCAGTGCGGATATTTCTTCATCCTTCATATCCTGTGCAAACCACTTGCGTGCTGGGCATGATGCAAAGCGGAACTTTGTCTTTACATCCATGAAGCAGCCACAAAGCTTTATTTTCTCCTTGTAATAGGTAACATCATTTTCTTCAGCATTTACGTTGTTACCAACTATTGGTGTGCCGCATGTGCCAAATGTACCGTTATAGAACTTACATTTTTTGCAAGTATTCAGTCTCTCGCGCTGTATGTGAGAGGGAACGTTGAAGTTTAACATATTCTCTTATTCGTTTTAATGCTCTATGTATTGAAGTGCGCAGGTAGTTGTAAGGAATACCTGTTTCGCGGCTTAATTCTTTATAGTCAAAATCGGGTTTGCTGTATAGACGCAAAAGGATTGCATCAAATTCATTCAATCGCCCGATTGCGTTATATAAATACTCCCCATCTATAAATGCACCTATCCATGTTTCGTCCTGTTTGCTATCGTCAACCTGTTTTTCTACGTGCAGTTCGTAGTATTTGCGATACTTAATTGCATAATCGCTCCTATTGCTGTGCCAGGATAGCCACAATGCCCTGTTCACGTATGCTTCTACTTTACCCTTGCACACTATATCTTCAATGTCCTGTCGTGGGCGATCCATCAACCGGGCAAGTACCTCATGTAGCAAATCACTTCCCTTCTGTTTATCGTGTGCAAGTCTACTAGCCTTATCCAGCCATGCGTTATAGTGTTTCCCTATATGGCAACTTACGCAGTCGATTTGTTAAATTTTAAAAATAGTTGTGTAAAAACTTGCACTACTGATAAATTAGTGTACATTTGTACCCGTCAAAGATAAACAAAAACAAAACCAAATGAGCTATTTCACTTTTGAACACGATTGCAGCAATGCACCACTCACACTTACTATCGAAGTTGAGTATTCAATCTACAACTTTTCGGGCAACTATTACGAGCCAGCAGAAACGTCTGTAAAAGACCACAAATTCAAACTGCTTTGCGCTGGCATTGACATGACCAAATGCATCATGCATAGCAACAATGAAAAGTTAGTCGATGAATTAGAGAACGCAATCATTGCAGCCATTTGGAATAACGAAGACAATCAGTAAACAATTTAAAACCCAATACAATGTTAATCGAAGTAACACACACAGCACCGGTACAAGTAGGTACTACCCAAATCACATTACCACACTACTACATAAGTGGCGATTACGTAAAGTTTTACTGCTGCATGACTGAAGGCATGAAGCTTATCACAGTGTATCATCATAAGTATGCTTGTAATATAGAAACTAAAAGCTATGATGATGAAGATGATGTAGCCTTCCGATTAGAACGTGAAATGCGTGACAAGCTTTATGAGCCAATCGATGAAGCAGTATTTATGCATAAGTTCAGCGAAGCGCACCGCGAAATCTTCTATGTAGCCAATCCTAAATTAAAACCAATCGAATGAGAAAGAGACAGGAACTAAACAAACTGATTGCGCGCACAGTAGGGAGCAAGGCTGCTCTCCTACGTGCGATGCAAAGGAGCAACACGCCCATAGTGAAAAAGACACTTCATAATTGGTGTGACGATCCGGGCAGCATCAAATTACGACAGCTAATAAACCTTAGCCGCGTAATGGAACTGCCAGTGTGCGAAATAGTCGATTGTATAACCATTAAAACCGAAGGCGATGAATGATTACAAAGCATATATAAAAACTCAAGGCAAGAAGCTGCGCACTACTAAGCTACCAACACGCAGCGATATCCTTACTATCATGAAGAAGTTTGATAAGATAAGTTTTGCTGATTTGCGCAAAGAACTAAACGTAAGCAATGCGAAGTTGATGGATTGGTGTAAGCTGGTATTCAGCACAGACGATAAGGAGAAACGTTGGCGCGAAATCGAGCACAATCTTAACAGCCTTGAATTTCATGAGAACTTTACCGATTCAATGCACAGTGAATACGATGTGCAAGATATCCGAAGGGTAAACGATAAGAATACGTACATCGTAAAGAAGAAGGTAGTAAATGAAAATCGCATGTGCTATCTTGTTACGATTAACCATGACCAGCATGTAATTGTACGTTTTGATATACCTGTCGAACGTAGCAGCGTTCAATACTGTCCAATTTCATTAGGCTGTGACTATCATGTCAATTCGTTAGGCCAATGGGAGTATATGCAGCTGGAATCGCATCTACCTGTAATAAACATTCAGGCAGATGAAGACTACATCGGAAAGTTTTGGTTAGCAATATCTAATTCCCTGAATGCATGAAGCACGAAGAAAGTAAGATTCAGCAACGTTGCGTAGAATGGTTCCGCTATTCATTCCCTCGCACACTAATCGCTTCCTTCCCCAATGGTGTGTTTATAGGTGGCACTCCTGTCCAAAGAGCCAAACGCTGGAACATCTTGAAAGCAGAAGGAGCCATGCCCGGTATGCCTGATTTGATGATCTGCATGGCTTCAGGTGGATACCATGCACTGTTTATCGAGATGAAGACCGAGAAAGGCAAACTATCAGACACACAAAAAATCGTTCACGCACAGCTTATCAATGCAGGATACTGCGTAAAGGTGTGCAGGTCATTTGAAGAATTTACACAAACAATTAAAACCTATTTAGAGCAATGAACAAGACAAAAGAAAAGTACATGAACGCGATGCTGTATGCATGCGCACAGCCTGAATTTCAATCAAGGGAATTTGCAAAAGCATTTAAGATTAGCCACAACGTAATCACAGCCATGCATGAACTTGGTTTGATTCAAAAGGTTAGAAATGGTAGATACTGTTGGATAGTTAGGCGCGAACCTTTAGCATCCGATGTAGTAGCTATTCGCAAAAGATTAGCTGCATACAATTCCACCGCACGCCAAAGCAATGGACAGCTAAAACTTACACCAATCAAACGTGTTGAGCGAACACATCCAGCACCGGTGCAGCAAGAACCTGAATGCGACAACAGTAACAGCAAGATGTTATTGATTATGGCTGTTGGTGCTGTCATCGGATTCATGATTGCAACAGCAATTTGGAAGTAACATGAAATACGAAATAAAATATATTGGTGAATGTGACCACTTAGAAAATTTCACCAATAAAGTATACCATGCATTTTGTACAAAAAGATATTACACAGTCTTTGATCCACAAGTAGGCAATAGATATAGAATAGCTTTTTGTAATGATTCACTAAAACTGCACATGCAACAGGAGTTTGCGCATAAGATGATTTATGATTCTAATCAGTGCAAACACGAAATTGAATCTTTGATTGTTCGTGCATTAAATCTGCAAGCTCATCATTATCTTCTTAGTAGAACGTATCCAGTAATAAACAATGTTTGGATTACATTATGTCAAAGACCACGAACATATATTCAAGTTCCTTTTAAAACTTGCATTGAATGGTACTTAGATAACAGATCGTTTGAACTTTGGGAAATGATGACGCATGCATTAAATGATTTTATACGTGAAAAACAACGCTACAAAAAGTACAAAGCTTTATGCGAAAAATTACAACACATGACTAAGCAAGTACCTAAAAAATACTGCGATGATGTAGAACCTTTAATCAATGAAATTTTATTACTAATCTTAAAAGTAATTTACAATGAAACCAATCAACAACAAGTCACTGCTGCACTTCATATTCGACACGATGGAGAAACTCGACCAGCAAACCGTGTCGGTAGACGTAGCAAAAGCACAAGCGCATTTAGCGAAGCAAGCTAACAATTCATTGAAGTATGAAATTGAGCGAACGCGATTGCTAATTGATTTAGATAAGCACCGGGCAGAAACTGGTAATGCTATCGACTTCCGTAATGCGGAAGGAAAGAACTTTGAATAATTTGGAAGTAGAGATATTTTGATTATCTTTGCAATGCTCCTCAGATGAAAAATATTTTAAATCCCATCATTACCGCATTGCCATAGCACTTTCGTGCGCTGGGGAGCCTTTGTGTGTAGTGGTGGGTATTTAGTTTTATGAAAGACCCAGCATTTCTTTTCTATTCATCCGATTTTTTAGCGGGTGTGCAAGATTTAACTATGGAAGAACGTGGGCAATACATCACATTGCTTTGCTTACAACATCAAAAAGGTAGGCTTACCGAAAAGATGATACGGCTATGCTGTGGCAATGCCGCGGCAGATGTACTGGCAAAGTTTCAGCAGGATGAAGATGGGCTTTTTTTTAATCAACGTCTTGAAATAGAAGTTGGTAAGCGTAAAGCACATGCTGAAAAGCAACGTACACGTGCTATTGATGGATGGAAAAAAAGAAAAAATCAAAACTGTGATACAGATGCCACGGCATCTACTGCGGCATATGCCACGGCAATGCCTTTAGTAAATATAAATGAAAATGAAAATATAAATGAAATTATAGTTGAAGATGCAAATGAAAAAAAAGTAACGCGCAAACGATTCGTTAAACCGGAAGAACATGAAGTATATAACCTAATGGGCGAATTGAATGCGACAGGTAAAAACTTTCTAAGCGAAGATAGATTGGTTAATTTCGCTCGAACCTTTATGGATCACTACGAAGCCAATGGTTGGATAGTAGGTAAATCTTCAATGAAGGATTGGCAAAGTACAGTGCGCAACTGGATGCGCAGAGAATGGGATAAAATTAAAACTCAAAAATCATATGGCAAACAATCAAATTCAACAGCAGACAGCATTGCAAAAGCTAATGCACTTTACGCCGAAGCAGTCGCTATCAGTCGAGCACGCGATAACACAAGACCAGATTGGTCTCCTTCGGAAGCTTGACAAAGAAACCACTAAAGACAAAATCATGCAGCTGGTCACGCGATGCACCCAACTAATGAATGTGCAAAACAACATGAACGGTATGCAGATTGAGTTTTGTTCTGAACAAATTATGCAACAGAAATATTTTTATTCACTTGAAGATGTGCAGTTATGCTTAGATCGTGGCGCTATTGGTGCTTATGGTACAATCTATAATCGCATTGATCCTGCAACAATCCTTGCATGGTTTCCACTTTATGACCAAGAAAGGCAAGTAGTTGTAAGGGCAAAGAAAACCGCTGAACAAGAAGCCAACAACATCTACGAAATGTTTCAGCATCCGCAAATCATGGATGCGATGCAACAGGCAGCAGATAAGTTGAGCATCAAAGAAGAACCGGTGCGCGAAGTGAAAAGGGAAAAACCTGCACCACTTGAGATTGCACTCATGCGCGAATACGATGCGCTGCCGCAATGGGATAACGACATGCGCTTCCGGGTGTACAAAAACAAGCCTTACCAATTCACCGAATATAGGCAGGAACGGTACAGGGAACTAATCGAAACGCAAAATGAATACTGATATGAAAAAGCAAACAGCAGTAGAATGGTTATTTGCACATCTATTACCTTTCCTTGAGTTCTCTGACCCAAAAGAAAGAGAGCATTTTAGAAAGTGTTTAGCAGAAGCCAAAGCAATGGAGAAGGAGCAGATAGAAAAGGCTCATGGTAATAAAATAAGACAAGATATTGAACATAGTATTGATGTCTATTTAATAACAACAGGTGAACAATACTACAACGAAACATACGGAGGTCATATTGTTAACACCAACGAAATGGTAGACCAAGTTCCTGATGTCAGGAAGATGGTAGAGGATGATGTTGCACCTATAGATTGGCTTATAAATCAGTTAGAAAACCACATTGTTTTATCTGCACACAACAAACTTGGTACTAATAGAACAGGTGATTATAGAATTGGACTAAGAAAAGCTATTGACTTTTGTCATCAAGCCAAAGAAATGGAATCTAAAGAAACTCTATATACAGAAGAACAAGTTAGGGAAGCTATTGATAGAGCAAGAAATTACAATGATGGATGGGTAGAAACAGAAAATGAAATCATCCAATCACTTAAACAACCTAAGCAATGAGCAAAGAGTTTGATGAATTCCTAAAAAGCATCCACCAAATTAATGGTATATGCATCGCTTGTGATGAGGAAGAAAAAAATAATGGAGGTTAAGAATGAAAACAGCAATGCAACAACTAATTGAATGGGGCGACCAAATGATTAGTGACGACCCCGCAAAAACACTTAGTTTCTATAAAGCCATAGACAAAGCGGAGGAGTTACTTGAAGTGGAGAAGCGGCAGATGATGAAAACTTGGACAAAAGCCATAGACCAAACGCAGGAGAGGGCGTGGAATGTGGTAAGAGCCTATGACGATTTTGATGATTACTATAACGAAACATACGGAGGTGACGAATGAATAAATGGTTAGATTATCTATGGTTAAATAGATTTCAATGGTATCGTAAATGGAGAAAAGGTACTTGGTATAAACATCAATTCACAGTAGATGCACAACAAATTTCTCTAACTTTTATCGGTACTTGGTGGGCAAGATATGGTTATTTAAATAGATATTCAATTGTAATTGACAACGAAACATACGGAGGTGACGAATGAAGCAATACGATAAACAACGCGAAACCGAGCTACTACGCAAATTATTTGTGATAACAGCCAGACGAAGTATGCGACCAGCTATGAGTGACAATCTCACAATGCGCCTTATCTTTGAGGAATTACATTTGCTAACTGATAAAGACGAATACAAGTTATGACTATTGGCGAATTGTGGGATGCATTGGCACAATACCCGGATGAGACCGAAGTTTACATCGGGTTTATCAACGGCCATAGCATCGAAGAAGAAACATTTACAATAGCAGAGATTAGTAACATGAGAGGCAAAATCACAATAGCTTTCATGATGGATGATATAAACATAATCAACAATTAAATACAATGAGCAACTATCAAATGCAAGAGGGGCAGTTCAGCCTATTCAAGAACAACAAGACAACCAACAATGCACCTGAATACACAGGTGAAATCATGGTGAATGGTAAGAAGATGCGACTGGCTGCGTGGGTAAAGGAAGGAAAGAATGGTAAGTTCTTTTCAGGTAAGATGTCCGAACCAATGCTTAAGCGTGACGAACCACAAGACGATTCATCAGCTGACATATTCTAATGAACCTGCCTAACCTACCACAGGACAAAGCCAACCATGCGCTGTATGGTGTTGCTATCTACGCTGCTTCTGCTTCGATATTCAGCGCACCATTCTCAATGATAGTGGTGTTCGCATTTGCAGCAGGTAAAGAATTATTTGATTCTGTGCTAAAGCAAAAACAATTTAGCACGCTGGATATGACAGCAACACTGTGTGGTGGATTGGTTGGAATGTACATCGGATTGTTTACATGATTGAATACCTGCCTAAACAGAAGGAAGCATTGCGTGTGCTTGGTAACTCACACCCGGCACGTGTGGTGCTCTTTGGAGGAGCTGCAGGGGGCTCAAAATCTTTTATCGGTTGTGCATGGCAAATAAGCCGTAGGTTTAAATATCCGGGTACACGTGGTTTGATAGGTCGAAGTAAACTTGACACGCTAAAAAAGACTACGCTAAAAACGTTTTTCGAAGTAGCGCACATGTTTGGTCTTGCACCTAATGAGCACTACACCATCAACAACCAAACGCACGTAATCACATTCAGCAATGGAAGCGAAATAATACTTAAAGACTTGTTTGCCTATCCATCAGATGCGGAATTCCATAGTTTAGGCGGGTTAGAATTAACAGACGCCTACGTAGATGAGGCAGCACAGGTTAGCAAGCGAGCGATAGATATATTACAGTCACGTATTCGATTTAAGCTAAATCAATATGATCTTAAACCAAAGATGCTGCTTACATGCAATCCATCAAAAGGATGGCTGTACAACGAATTCTATGCCCCGTTTAAGACGGAAAGCTTACCGCAACATCTTGCGTTCATACAATCATTGCCAAATGACAATCCGCATCTACCCGAATCGTACATTGAAACGCTGCGCATGTTGCCTGAAGTGGACAGAAGACGTTTACTGGATGGAGATTGGGAATATGACGAAAGTGTAGACAACCTATACCAGTACGACGATTTAGTGCGCTGCTTCCGGGAAGAAGAAAGCAAAGGCGATAAATTTATAAGTGCCGACATTGCTCGACTAGGAAAAGATAGAAGTGTCATTTGCGTGTGGCATGGATTGCACCTGATTGAGATTCACGAACTGCGAAAGCAACCAATAACATCTGTTGTATCTTTAATCAAACAGCTATGTGATAGGCACGCAATCAAACTTTCTAATGTGATTGTGGATGAAGATGGAGTAGGAGGGGGTTGCTGCGACATGCTTCGTTGTAGGGGCTTCCTTAATGGTGGGCGTGCAAAGCAAGCAGATAAGTTCACCAACCAAAAAGCAGAATGTTATTTTAAGCTTGCTGAATTGATTGAGCAGAACAAAGTAATTTTTAAAGTGAATCAGTTTCGTGACGTGATTGTGCAAGAACTAGACATGATACGTAGAAGGCAACCAGAAGCAGATGGCAAACTTGCTGTGATTAGCAAAGATGAAATTGCCAGGATGCATGGCAAGTCACCTGACTACGCAGATGCTATCATGATGCGTATGTATTTCGAATTATTCCCGAATTACGGCAGCTATTCTTGGGCGTGAAGGCGTTACAATCTGTAACCGTTTCAAATTTTAACAATTTTTAACTTGCGTGTGTAAATACTTACACTAAATTTGCCCTATCAATTAAAAACAAAACACATGAAAACAGCATCTAAAATCATTCGCTACATTATTGCAGCAGTTATCCTTTACGCAGTGCTTAGCTACTGCCAAGAAATAAATGATTGCCTAATGAAATACTAATCAATAAACAATAACAACATGAACAGTTTTCACAAAGACAACTTAGAAGCATTGCAAAAGTTCCAGCAAATGCTTAACGCTGCACCTGATAAGGAAGGCATAGAAAAAACACCAGATGGCAAAGCCGTTACGCTGGTAGTATCACACGTAGAAACCACACTAGACGAAATGTTTTTTGGGCATTGGCGCACTGAGAACTTTAAGTGGGAGCGCATGGCGAATGAAGTAGTCGGTAGTTTGGATTTGGTAGTCATTCACCCGATAACCGGTTACGAATTGCGTAGAACAGGTGCAGGTTCAATCGTGATCATGGTAGATAGGGCACCACAGAACCTTGACAACATAGAACGCAATAGGTGGGCATTAAACGCAGATAACAAAAAACCTAACGCATTAGACTTAGCGTTTCCTAAACTTAAAACAGAGTGCCTTAAAAACGCTGCAGTGTCATTTGGTAAGCTGTTAGGCCGCGACTTGAATAGAAAGAACGTGGATGTGTACAAGCCATTCAAGTTGAAAGGTTCGCTCAATGCATCGAATAAGGATGTGCAATACCTACACGAACTGATTGAAAAGGCGCAAAGCTTAGACGATTGCGATATCATTTTGCAAGCATGCCCACCTGAACTATTCAATCAAATAGAACCGTTAATAAATGTTAAAAAGCAGCAGCTATCAGGACTGCTGTAATATCTTCGAACCATCAAAAACAAAAACACAATGGAACAAGTAAAATTTAGAGCATCGCAGCTGGGTAAGCTAATGACCGATGCACGAACCAAAACAGGTTTATCCGAAACAACTAAGAGCGCATTGCTCGAAGTCTATGTACAACAGAAGTACAAACGCTACAAAGAAATCAGCAACAAGTACATTGAGAAAGGTTTAGCCGTAGAGAATGATGCCATCGACATGTGGCGCAGGGAACGTGGCGCAATCGTATTCAAGAATGAAGTAAACTTTCAAAATGACTTCATCACAGGAACACCTGACTTGCTTATCAAAGAAGGCAGCAATGTCATCAATGTCCCGGATATCAAAAGCAGTTGGGATATTCACACGTTTATTGATGCAAAGGTTAATGAGTTGAGCAAAGATTACTATTGGCAAGGACAAGCTTACATGTGGCTAACAGGCGCACCAACAGCAACGTTCTGCTTCGTGCTGGTAAATGCACCTAGCCAAATGATAGACACTGAAAAGTATCGCCTATCGCTTCGCATGAATCTTATTGATCCACAAAGCAATCCTGAATTCATTAAGAAGGCATCGCGCATAGAACGCAACATGATTTACGACATGCCTACATACTTGAATGAAAATCCAAACGCGAACCTTGAAAGTGATTTGGCGAATTGGGAATACGATATACCAGTGAGCGAACGCATCCATGAAAAGGTAGTTGAATTTGATGCAGAAGCAATCGCAAAGCTTCAGGAGCGTGTACCGATGTGGCGTGAATACCTTAATACTTTGAACGTATGAGCAAAGTAATTGTAGGAAATATGGATTTTCGGGAAGCGTTTATTATTCCCGAAGGTTTGGTAATTACAGACCCTCCATACAACCAGGGTTATCACTATAACCAATACTCGGACAAATTGAGTGATGATGACTATATTGAACTTCTTAGTAAAATACCTTTACCATGCGTAATCATACACTATCCCGAAGAAACTATTAACATGTTACCTAAGGCTATTAAAGCGAAATGTGAGCAGGTAGTCACTTGGGTTTACAATAGCAATACAGGCAAGCAAAGCCGTTTAATATCATGGTGGGGATGCAAACCTGATTTGAGTAAGATTAAACAACCTTATAAAAATTTAACTGATAAACGAATTGCCAAAAGAATATCAGAAGGCAAGGTAGGTTCAAAATTGTACGACTGGTGGGAAGTGCAACAAGTAAAAAATGTAAGCAAAACTAAGACTGCACATCCTTGTCAGATACCGGAAGAAATTATTAAAAGAATCATTTTAACTACTGCCCTTGAAGGGCAAACAATTATTGATGTATTTGCCGGCAGTGGTACTACGTTAGCGGTCGCAAAAAAATTAGGCTTTGATTGCATTGGTTATGAAATTGATTCCGCATATTTTGACATCATAAAAAATAGGTTAAACACATTATTCTGAAATGACCACTGATCAACTCAAAGACCACGTGCGCAATTCAATGCAGCACTACTACAACAAAGAGCAGGTGATTGAACTAATCAATAAACTAAATAATGAAAGCAAAAGACAAAGCATGGCAACTGTACTCGAACTATTTTGACATCATCGAGAATGGCAAGCAGGAAGGCAACCTAGCGGACGTGCATATCAAAGCTATCAACTCTGCGCTGCATTGCGTAGATGAAGCACTGATTAACGCACCTAGTGAAATCATGCAAGACTTTGAAGGCACAGGTGAGTTCTACTCAGTCAAAGCATACTACCACCACGTTAAAAACGAAATACTAAAAATGAATGGGAGCAAAGAAAATGCGCTCAATAGACGAGCTGAAAGTAGAGCGAACTAACCTATTGCAGATGTTTGTCACAGCTAAGACGCGATACATAAAAAACAACCTGCACCACAAAATCAAATCAGTAAACAAAGAACTGTATACATTAACCAAAGAAATAAAATATCTATGAGCGATAAAAAAGAAACGGCACTACAAATCGCAATGAGAATAACGCAACGTTATGCTAATTCATTGTTTGATGAACACACCCAACGAGGTAGGCAGTTTATGCAGGAAATGACTGAATGCTTAGATCAAGAACGAGATCAGATTATTGATGCTTACCTACAAGGTAGTTTTAATTGGGAAAGACAAGGCGCAACACAATTCTATAACGAAACATACGGAAACAAAAATGAAAATAGTTGAATTAGAAAGTAAGCAACTGACTCGTGAAGAAAGTTCAAATGGGCCTAACTCAGAAACTACTGGCGTTAGATATTGGTGCAAGGTAAAGGTTGAAGATGAACGAGAATATGTATCCGTAGGATATGAAGTATATCGAACATCAGATGAGATGCCACATCCGACAGCTAAAGAATTTGGTGAATTCGTTTTGTTCAGTTTAACACATGAGGACATAAAACCAACGGCTTCGCAATGGCAGTATTATAAAAATCTTAATGCATTAGATGAATTAATAACTTTAATACGTAACCAATGACACAAGAGAAAAAAGAAACAGCGATGCGTAGACTTAGCAAAGCCTTGCGTAAAAGGTTTCAAGGTCCATCCGTTAATATAACATGGATTGAACTTGATGCCTTCATGATGAAAGCGCAAACATGGGAACTTGAAAACATACTTAATTCCTATACTGAAGGATACACAGATTGTCAAAATGGATTACCAAACAAAGCAGAAAATGAAAGCAACACTAACGTTTAATCTACCTGAAGAACAGGTAGAATATGAGTACACACTGAATGCTGCTAGGTATAAAGATGCGCTGCATGATATAATGGATTTGATGCGCAATGAATGGAAGTATGATGAACACAGCATTGAGGTGCATGAAAAAATTTCAGAATTATATGATAGGTTTTTTGAAATAACTGAAGGAATATTTGATGTACAGATTTCTAATCCTTAGCAGTGGGCGCATCATTGCTGCACCTTGCGATATCCTTGCTTCCAAAGAAACCTACCCAGTGCCTCACCTTCAGCATCCACCTTCTCCTCACTCCACTCGGGTTGGATGTGATGCAGATATTCATGAATGAGAACAATGAGATAGCGCATAGGCGGCAACGTTGGATCTATCTCAATAACGCTGTCACAGTACAAACCATCCGCACGTTCCCTTCCTAACTTTCGATGGATAACTTTTGGATGTTGCTTGCGTTTCATTTATATCTTTGTACTGTTTGTGTACTTGTTTATTGTTTTGTTATTTGATTGAATGATGCCCTGAAAC